AGAAAACGTTCGAGGACCGGATCAACAACCGGCTGATGGAGCACATCAATTTTTCGCTGAAGAACTACCAGTTTTATTCCGCCGTGGACCTGGCGTGGGAACCGCCGCCGCTGGCCTCCAAGATCCATCCGCTGGTGCTCTACGCGCAAAACCGGATCGACATGGGCGCGTGCGCTTCGCAGCTCGCCACGCTCAAATGCGCCGATGAATTTGTGAAGAAGGACGAGAAGGGCAACGTCGTTGGGATCGATCCGCCACGGTTCTTCGACGTTTCAATCAACCTCGTCCGATCGATGATCACGCGCCGGCTGGCCGCGCAGTCCAACAAGTACAACAACCTTTTCCCTTATTTCAAATACGAGAGTCGCTCGACAAGCCAGGTCGGAAAACTTCGCGCGGACATTATGAGCCAGCGCACCGACATCATGGCCGATCAATTCGATTATCGGCACACCGATACGCAATGCTACCGGGACGGGCTCATGTACGGGCACGCGATCGATTTCATCCGGTGCGCCTGGGAACGCGACGTGCATTGGTCCGAGAAATCAAAAGCCGAAGGCGATCAGAGCAAACCCGAGTTTGAGAACCGAACCACGCGGGAGGGGCTCGCCTGGGTGAAGCCGCATCCTTCGCGTGTTTTCTGGGATAACGCCTATCCGCTGGCGTCGTTGAATTCCGATTCGGGTTGCACCTATGTCGGTTTCTGGGACGTAATGCGTTACCGCGACATCTCAACAAATCCGGCCTACTACAACCGCACCGAAGTTGGTTACAATCAGGTTTACCTTTCCCTGTTCCAGACCTACGCCCAATACTTCAGCCAGTACTACACGACGATCAATCCGCCGGCTTCGCCGTCCAACTGGAGCGACGCGACCAGCGCGAACGATCAAAAGAATCTCATCGGTTACTACTCGGGCGACCAAAACGACACGTCCGTTGTGAAGGCCGAGTACTTCGAGAAGCTGGTTCCTTCGGAATGGGGCTTCGGGACCTACCCGTATCCGGTCTGGGTCCGCTTCGTGGTTGCCGGATGGAACACGGTAATCTACGCGGAGATCCTGGCTTCGTCACCTGGCGCGGCGCTGACCTACAACGAACGCGACGATCGGAAGGTGAACCTGGGCATCGGCCATGAAATGCTTTCCTGGCAGGATCACATGACTAACTTGGCGTCGTACCTCCTGCACGCTCTGTCGAGCGATAATCAGAAGATCCTGGTGCTCGACACCGACCAGTTGAGTCCGGAGCAGTTGACGATGTTCCGGAAGCGGACGCAGGGCAAAAATTGGCGCAGCGAAACGACCGTCCTGGAAGTGTCCCGCCTGAAAATGGATACCTTGGGCGTGAAGATCGAAGACATCGTCAACCTGATCGAAACGCGGTCATCGACGCAGATCAACCTGATCTTCGAAGCGATGCTTCGGCTGATGAACCTGGTGGAACGCATCATGGCGCTCAGTCCGCAGGAGCAGGGCCAGCCGGCCCCGCGGGAAATCTCCGCCACGGAAACCAATCTCATCGCGGGAACCACTGAGAGCGTTTACAACTTCATCTCCGATTCGATCGACGAATTCCGCGCCGCCAAAAAACGGATCATTTACGAATCCTACATGGCGTTCGGCGAACAAAACTTCCAGGTGCCGGTCACCGGGCGTTATTCGGTGGCGACGATCACCAAGGCCGGGCTGCAGGCGGCGGACATGGACGATGAGGACGCCACGCAGAATTTTGGCCGATACACCGGGACGATCATAGGCACCAAGAAGAATCTGGAACACGATTTCATCTTCACCAGCAGGGACGGGGCGGAGCGCGCCTCGAACCAGCAGGCCGCGCAGACGCTCGGTGAACTTCTCAAATCCATCCTGCCGATCCCCGCCGTGCAGGAATCATTGACGAAGAACCAGCTCTCTGGAATCATCAACGAACTTTCCCGGTTGAGTGGCGCGTTCGATTTGAAGCTGCCGGATGACGACCCCAAAGGGAACGAACCGATTTCGCCGGCCGCCAGCGAAGCGTTCCAACAGGCATTGCAGCAGATCACCGCGACCCTCGAGGAACACGCGAAGCAGTTGGTCGGCATCGAAGGGCTGTTGCAGAAGATCGCGCAGCTGGGCAGAACCAACGGCGCGCCGCCTTCAATGGCGGGACCGATGATGATGCCTTCCGGCGCTCCTGCGATGCCGATGCCTCGATGAGAGATTAAACCAAATGAGAAAACGCGACGCGGTGGGCTGTCGTAGCCCGTTACGATACCGCGTCATGGCCGAGAGAGCTTGTCCGTGGTCGTCGGCTCTGCTTGGGAAGTGCAAAGACGGCGACCCGCTTGATCACGGCAGGCGGGCGCCGCAGGTTGGAAAATGAAACACGGTCACGCCAGAGCAGGAAAATTTTCAGGCGCTTACAAGGCTTGGCGATCCATGTGGAATCGCAAGGCCAATGATCCTTACTATCTGAACGTCCCTATCTGTGATGCGTGGAAAGAGTTCCTGCCATTCTACGCGGAAATGGGAGATCGTCCAGAAGGATTGGAAATTGACCGGATCGACGGAACGAAGGGGTACGAGCCTGGAAATTGCAGATGGGCAACACGGACGGTTCAGAACAGAAATAGCCTCAACTGTCGGTGGATTGAATTTGATGGCAAGAGGAAACTTCTGACTGACTGGGCTGATGAACTTGGGATTACGCCGGGAACGCTTTCCGAGCGTCTGGAAAAATGGGGAGTTGAAAAAGCGATGACTGTTCCTCGCGGTCAAAAGTTCGCCGATCAAACTCACGAGCAGAATCCAGCCGCCAAGTTGACAATGGCCAAAGCTGAAGAAATCAGAATCCGTTTGCTGAACGGTGCAACTAAAAAAGGATTAGCCAGGGAATTTGGAGTTTCTGACACAACAGTCCGCATGATCGAAAGGAGGTTTACGTGGGCGTGAAGACGTTTGTGTTGTACCACGGAGGTTGTCCAGATGGGTTTGGAGCGTGTTTCGCCGCGTGGCTGCGCTACGGCGATAATGCCACGTACATTCCGGTGAACTACGGCAAGCCGATGCCGGAGATGGAGGACGGCTCCGAAGTTTTCATCATCGATTTTTCCTATCCGCGCGAGCCATTGAAGCAACTGGCCCGGAGGATGCGATCGGTAGTTGTGCTCGATCACCATGCGACGGCTCAAGCGGATCTCGACGGTTTGCAGGTGGAAATTGCCGGAGAATTTTTCAAGACTGAGGCTGGCAAGAATCTGCCAGCATCACCTCACCTCATCCGCTTCGACATGAACAAGAGCGGGGCGGTGCTCGCCTGCGAATACTTTCACGGCGACGCCATCAAGTGTGAAGTGGGACAGCTCGGGGAATTCTTCGCCTACTTGCAAGACCGCGATCTCTGGAAGTTCGAACTGCCGATGAGTCGCGAGGTGTCGATGGCGCTGCGTTCCTACCCAATGGATTTCAAAACCTGGTCGGACCTGAGCGGGATCAGTGTCTCGGGGCAGATTTACGAAGCGCCCGGGATCTGCATGGACCGGCTGAAGAAAGAAGGCGTCGCCTGCCGCCGGCTCACCGAGCAGCAAGTGGACATCATGGCGAAGAACCATCGGTGGGGCTACTTCGATACGAAGTCAGGCAAGGTGGAGATCAAGAACGAATTCGATCCTGGCGGCAACGGCGAACCCACGGTGCCGTCTCACGTCGTCATCATGCCGGTGGCAAACGCCACGGTGTTCTTCTCCGAAGTTGGAGAGAAACTTTTGCAGAATCATCCGGGATTCGATTGTGCTGCGTACTATCTCGATCGCGCGGATGGCCGGCGCCAGTGGGGACTTCGCAGCCGGGAGAACTTTGACTCATCCGCCGTCGCTAAAGCCTTCGGGGGTGGGGGGCATCCCGGCGCTTCTGGGTTCGTTCAACAACTATGAAACCGTTCCAACAACGCGTCGTCGATGAGAAGGCAGCGCTCGACGATAAAATCGGTCGGCTGCGCCCGTTCATCGGCGGCGAAACGTTTCTGAGTCTTCCACGCGAGGAGCAGAAGCGAATGGAACGCCAGCTCCACATCATGGATGAATACTCAGCCGTGCTTGGCGAACGCATCGCCGCGTTCGAAGATTGATCCTATGGCCGATACCCCTCCAGCCGCCGCCGCGCCTCCCGCTGCCCCGCCTCCACCTCCGGTGCCCGAACGCGGCGCCGATGATCCTCAGCTCAAGTCCCTGTTCGACGATTTAGGCGTCGTTCTTGAGAAGCCGCCAGCAGCAACGACCCCTGCGGCATCGGGCAATCCCCCCGGTGCCGCCCCATCTTCGACGGCCGCGCCTGCACTTCCCGCCCCTGCTCCTGGTGCTCCCCCTGCGGCGCCGCCACCTCCGGGTACTGCTCCGGGAGGAACCGCCGTGGTTCCCCCAGGAACGGCCCCAGGATCGCCTGCAAGCGCTCCGGGAGCCGCGCCCGCACCCGGAACACCTCCAGGCACGTCCGCGCCCGCGCCAGGCGTCACCGTGCGCCGGGAAAAGCCAATTGCGTCAGTTGTTGAAGAAGTTTTGCGGAAAGTGATGGGCGAAGCTCCCACGGCTGCCGCAGCAACTCCGCCGCCGGCAGCAACACCGCCGCCTCCAGCCGAGGATCCGTTCCTCGCCAACATGGTGCCCGAGGAGAAGGAAGCGTACGACCTCGCCAAATGGGCGGAGGAGAACGTTCCGGAGTACAAAGGCCAAAGTCTTTCCGGCAAGTTCCTGAACTTCTATAAGTCGGTGGATCAATACATTACGACCGAGCGGCAGAAGGATCCGAACCGAAAATTCGATGATACCGACGAGGCTTTTCAAAGCTTCGTTGAAAGCGCGCGGCCGGAGATCGAACCGGCAAGATGGGAGAAGTTGAAGACCGACCGGCTCATCGCGCAGGTGCAGGAATCGACCACCAAGGCTGTCACAGAGAAGTTTTCGAAGGAGAACGAGGAACTCAAACGCCGCCAGCTCATGCTGGAAAAGCGTCCGATCATCGAAGGCAGGATCGGTAGGTTCCGGGATAACGTCGGCAAACTGATGACGGCTGACACCGCTTCACCGTTGCCAACCATTGCCGCAAAGATCGGGACCGATGGCGTGGACAAGGCGCTTGAAGCCGATCCGGTGTTCACGCCCATCGTTGTAACTGCTTACAACCACGGCGAAAGGGCGGTTGCCGAGTTCCTGGCCATGAGCGAGGGCGTGAAGCCATACAATCCAAACGATCAGATTCAGGATTGGATCATTCGCTTTATTCGCAGAGCCGGCGACGTGTTCGCGGCCAACGGCGGCGAGAAACGCGTCAGGGCCGCGGAGGACGGCACGCAACAGACCTTCCTGCCCCGCGGCAAATACAACGAGTTGTTGATGAAGAATCCGGCGGAGGCCGCGAATCACTGGACCTTCAGCGACGAAGACGTCGTCGCGATGCTGGAACGGAACACCAAGGATCACATGGCGGCGTTGATCAAAACCGAGACCGAACGGTTGACGAAGGCTGGTTATATTCGGCCAACACCTCCTCCTGCCGCCCCGAATGGAGCGCCACCGGCTTCAGGAATGCCAAATCCTGCTCCTGCACCAAACGGCGCACCCGGAACACCGCCGCCGCCAGAACCGCCAGGATCACCTCGGGCCGGCGTCAGCGTGGCTCCTGGTCAAGGCGGAGGCAGCGTTCCGCAGCCAGGAGCGTTATCAGACTTTGAGCTTCAACAGCTTGGGATACCGCGCAAGGCGGCTTGAAATGTTCTCATAGGCGATACACAGCCAAATGAAATAAGGCGGCGCCGCAGGCTCTGGCAGGGAGCGCATCTCCACCAACCCGGCGCCGCCCGCGTTTTTGGCAACCGCCAAATTTAGTCCGATGGCTAACTCGGGCTAAATCTTTCTTCAGCAAAATCGCTCCAAACCCTTCACAGGAAAGAGTTCAGGTTCACAATGCTTGCCATAACGACAGCAAAGAAAGACCACCACCTATGAGCCTCCTCGATTCATGCAATCCCCGATTGATCCAAGTTGACGATAGCTGCGGCTGCACCCTCACGCGCGCGTCCATCCAAGCATGGACCGCCGCCGACGTTGAAAACCTCGGCCTGAAGGAAGTCGGCATGGACCGTATCATTGCGCAAACTAAGGAGTTGCGCATGACCGGCGTGAAGCAGCGCGCGCTCACCGATCTTTTGATGAGCCGTATGCGTCCGGGCAAACAGGGCGTGCTCGGCACCGATCAGCATAACCGATCCATCATCGCACCGTTTTCGCTTGTGCCACAGCGCAGCGTGGTCAACAGCAACTACTTCGTCATCGAATCCGCGGAGGCAACTCCTGGTGCGACCTACACCGATCAACATGCCGGTGCGTGGCGCGTGAAGGTGATCAACGAAGCCGGCGCGTTCGCCACCTCGCTGGTTCACCTGGAGAAGTATTTTCTGCCCGGGAAGTTTGTTACGGTATTGACGCTGGATCCTTCGACCGGTGTTTCGCGCACCCTCCAATTCAAGGTGCTGGGCACGGCGAATGCCGATGCCGGCGGGGTGAGCAAGGCCACCGTGGACCTGGAGCCCCCCTACTCCGCGACTGGCTGGACCGCGCTCTCCGGGGATGAACAGGACGTGTTCGCGCCCGAGAAAGGCGTGGTGATCAACCTCGCCAATTCGGTTTCGAACTACGAAAGCTGGTGCTACCAGTACCCGGCGGAGAACACTCTCAAGCTGCGCGATTTCTGGTGGCAAACCGTCCGCACGACGTGGTGCTACAACGACGAGTACGTCAAAGCGCTTCAGGCGCCGCTCACCGGGACCTTCTTTCAAAAGTTTCGCACGCTGGCTCTTGCCGAGCAGCGCAAACGCCAGGGAGACCAAGAGGAGCGCGACCGGTTCAACACGCTGTTCTACGGCCAGCGCATCAACGAGAAGCAGACCAGCAACGGTTACACGGATCTGCCGCAGGTGGTCGATCCGGCGAACACCGATTGCGTGCTCGAATACAAGGCCAACACCTTGGGCGCGCGGACGCAGCTCGCCGAATGCGGAAGGGTCATCGACATGCAGGGCGCCGCTCTGGACATCGACATGATCAAGGCGCTGCTTTACGCGCTGCGCCGGCACCGCGGATTGGACGGCATGGCCGAGATCGATATTTTCGGCGACCGGTTCACCTACGTCCTGTGGCAGACGGCGTTCATCGCCTATGTCAAGGACCGCTACGGCCTGGACACAACGCGGTTTTATACGCCGGGCCAGAAGCTGGTGTTCAACAATCAGGTGCTCTGGAACTACGACAAGTTCGAGTTCCCCGAGGACGGCATCATCGTGAATTTTTTCCACGACGATTATTTCGACGATCATCTCTCGGCGTTTCCGGACGACATCAAGGCGCGCGGCCGGCAGCTCTGGGTGATCGATTGGAGCGACATCGCCGTCGCGATGGCCGACAGCCGGTCGGTGAACCGCCAGACCAACGTGGCGGATAACCTCTACAACTGCGTGATCCAGCCAAACGTGAATCACTACCAGTTGCAGAGCCAGACGATCCAGGTGCAGCTCGGCGACGCGAACCGGCATCTGGTGATCGAGAATTTTTCGGACGAATGCGCGGTGCTCTCGGCGACGCCTTGCACGGCGGCATCGTAAAAGTTCCGCTTGCGATCCTCCGCTTATTCGCGGAGGATGGATCCGTTCTGGTTGTGGTTGTTTGGATGGATTGACCGATGGTTGGTTGGCGCTCCGAGTGTGGCAACCCGGAGCGCTTTTTGTTTGACGGAGGCTTTCAACTTCCTGCCTTATAGTTTCCGTGGACCCAATCCCCTCCATCCTGAACCAAGGGCTTCAGGTAAAACCTCTACTCTCCGCCTTTCACAGCTACAATTCCGGCAGCGCGGATGGCAAACGGTTCTGCAGCCGCGCCTACGATTCGGACCAGAAACGGTCCCGGCTCATCTGGCAGCGCCGCGTGGATAACGAACTCATCGCCGAGGAGCCGTTGGACATTCCGGGCCGGGGAAACTTCGAGGATGCCAGGGTGTTCCTGCACGAAGGAAGGCATTTCATTGCGTTCACGGAGGGCAACTACGAACGCAAGCCGTTCATCTCCACGCAGCAGATCGCGCGGCTGGGGCCAGACTGGCAGCCGGAGGAGAAGATAACGATTCCGTATGGCGGCAACGGCAACGGCAAACGCTCCGAGAAAAACTGGCAGTTCTTCAGTCACGAAGGGCACCTGCATTTCATCTACTCGATCGTCCCGCACATCGTCGTGAAGCTGGGATCTCAGCGATCCCCGGTGAACGAGTACCGCACCGACGCCTTCATTCACTGGCCTTGGGGCGAGGTGTTGCGCGGCGGGAGTCCGCCGATCCGGATTGGTGACGATTACCTCACGTTCTTTCACAGCCACGCCGAGCATCGGGAAGCGAACCGCCGATACGCGATGGGCGCGTACATGTTCGAGGCATGGCCCCCGTTCAAGATCATCGCCGTGAGCCAGGCGCTCCTGCGCGCCAGCGAACAAGACGCCGTCTATCCGAATCCTTCGGTGCCCGATTGGAACCCGTTGGTCATATTTCCGATGGGCGCGTGGATGGAGCACGACGATGGGCCGGCGGACATCACCGCGACGTGCGGCGTGAACGATTCGTTTGACGCGCTCGTTGGCATCGACCGGATCCATTGGCAGAGCCCGCAGACCTACGCGCAGCCGAAGCTGCGTTACTTCGAGGCGGAGAACGGGCCGATGCCCCTCATGTCGAAGGGGCAGGCAATGCCGTGGAAACTCAGAAAACTCCGCTCGCCTTTCTACCAGCCGAAGGGTTACATGGCGACGAGCGATCCGCACATCATCGCTCTCATCGAGAACCGGAAGGATACGAAGGAAATCAGTGAGCGAGTTTTCAAAGAGTACGAAGCCGGAAGATAAAATCTTCGAGGGCGCGCCTCCTCAGAGGGACGGAGTTTGTCCCGTGTGCAAGGGATTGGCGAAGTACCAACCGCGCGGCGGATTGGTGGCAGCGCAGTATTTCTGTCCGAAGTGCGGCACCGTTCCCGATCGAGGAGTGCGATCCACATGAACGACGATTACGCGGACGTCCACGCCAAGCGCTACCAGAAAAGCCTGGAATGGATCTCGCCGCTCGCCGACAAGGCGGAGAAGATTTTGGATGTCGGCGGTGAATCTCCATTCACCAAAATCCTTCGGGAACGCTGGCCGGGAAAGATCGAGCCTTATCTCACGGGCGATCTGCGAAAGCTATTCATCATCGCCAACTGCGATCTGATCCTGGCGATGGAGACGATCGAGCACATCCCGGACTGCGAGGATCCGGAAACGATTCATCACAGATGGATTGGAACCGGCGCCGAAGGGCTGCTCGCAAGTTGCTGGATGAGCCTCAAGCCGGGCGGTCATCTGTTTCTGACTACGCCGAATTGTTGCAGCATCACCGCCATCCATCACGCGCTGAATCATCAGCCGCCGATGCTCTACCGTCCGCATGTCAGGGAGTACTCCGTCTATGAACTGGACGAGATGATCCGCCCGATCGGGTTCGAGATCGTCCGCAGGGAAACCCTGGACGTGTGGCGGAACGCGATCTCCATGAGGGAACACGCGCAGATCAAAAGGTTCATTGAGGAGGAGAATTATCCGCAGGAGCTGCGCGGGGAGGATATTTTCCTCTTGGCTCGCAGACCGTTGGAGACTACAAAGCCATCGTGATCTTTTATCACTGCGCCAATGCGAGCCGGTCGGTGAAAGTCTCATCCGGCAAGCGGGTGACGTTCGACGTTTACAAGTACTTCGCTGGATCCTGGCTCGGGATCGCGGCGGTTGAAGATCCCGAGACGATCGAATTGCTGGACGAACTGGTACGGAAACCAAAATCCGGCATCACTCGCATCACGGAGGAGGAGTACAGAGCGAATCTCAAAAAAAAACTTTCTCCTCCGAGCTTCAGACCCTCAACCGTATCGCTGTCTCCGCCTCAAGCAGCAGTCCAACCTCTCCCTGCCGGACGCCGTGCGGTCGTGGCTGAAGGCGCAGGCAACCAACCTGCCCCGGTTGTTCCCAAGGTTTACGATTCAGTCGATGACTTCCTGAAGATCGGCGCGGTGAAAACGCTGGATCCCGGCCCCGAACCGGTCAAGCGGGACATGGGCGAACGATCCGACCGGGCGACGGGCAGACCGTCCAGGCGGCCGAAGTATCGCAGCGAGGATGATGTTCCAACCGAGGAGGACGCGGCATGAAAAAGTTCGTTGGTGCAAACAAACATTGGCGGAAGAAACAGCCGAACAAATTTCGGGCGTGGAATAAGAGGTATTCCAGGAAAGGCAGACTATGAGCCAGACATGGGCTTCTTTCGTCGCAAGCGTTAAGGATTTTTGCACAGTTGACGGCGCGCGTCATGGCGTGTCGCTCGGCACGGCCAAGTACTTCGACCGGCAGATCACTGCGGCTTTGCTGGATCTGCAGAGTTTTATTCCCCAACTCAGGGAGGGGCATCGCAGCACGTTCAAGAAGTTTGACGTGGACGAGGACGGGGAGGCGTCCACCGGAACGATCCCCGATCGCGCGGTGATCACCGACGCGTATTACGTCACCAAGACTTGCCATTGTATCCAGCGGCCCTTCGTGCCTTACCCTTGGGAACATCGCCATGATCTCTTTTGCGGAAAGCCGCGGATCCAGGGCTGGCAGTATTTCTTTGCGACGGATCCATTCGCCGACAAGTTCATCATCTTCCCGAAGCTCAGCGATACCTCCGAACTCTGGTTGGTCTGGAACGGAGTTAAGGGCACGTTCGATGATGCCGACACAGTGAAGTTCGGCGATGAGGAAGCGCAGGCCGTCGCTTATTACGTCAAGGCGCACATCGCGCGAGAAGTGGACAAGGACTTGGTTCTGGCGGGATCCTACCTCACATCGTACTCCGGCAGTCCATCGGTCATGGGGATCCGGACCCGGCTCTTCATCGATTGGAAACGCAGGGCCGAAGGACCGTCGGCCTCCACCTCGCCGCAGCCGGAAAAGATGGGGCAATGCGATTGCGGCAGCATCAAGTGTTGCTGGGCGGGCGGCGAGTGCGGGTTCTTCGGCGGATACTTTTATCTTCTGGGTCCGGACGAACTATACCACCGAATTACGATTGAAGGAGATCTCGGCGAGGAAGCATTCGTCATCGGTGAAGGGATCGCGGCGCCAACATGGGACGCCTGCATCACTGCCAGCGCGGAAGGTTACCTCTTCGCAGGTGGCTGGTTCCATATCCTGAACACTGAGACGAACGAATTCATCGCCATCAAACTCAGCGGTTCAGGCGCCGAGACGATCATTCAGTTTAGCCCTCAGAAGGGGCAGATCGGCAGCATCTCGACCAGCGCGGTTGGATACCGGTTCGATCCCTGCTTGAAAATCTATAACGTCACCACGAAGGAGTATTGCCCGCTCAACCTTCTGGAAGATTAAATGGCCCTGATCGTCAAGCCGTCGTGTTCAGTGGAAGTTCCGGCGCCGGCAATCGGCCTGCGCGTGGCTCCCGCGTGCTTTGTTCCAACGTTTTCAAACGCGGAGCAGACCTTCACGGCTTCCTGCCCCGGGGTGACAATGGGTGATGACGTGACGGTGACGATTCCCGCCGGGCAATTCACCTCCATTGTCAGTCAGGAGGATGCCGATGCGCAGGCCCTGGCCGAAGCCACGTCGCAGGCGGAGGCGGCATTGAGTTGCGTGGATCCTTGCAACCTGCCGACTCCAACGACGGTGTACTCGGTCGATGGCGCCGCGGCGTACAACGCCCTCACAGAAGCCGTGGGCATTCCTCCGGTTCTCACCCCGACTGGAAATGCGATGATTCAAGGCGTCAACTTTTGGGAGGTGAGCGTCACCGTGGATTTCGGCGTGCCAACGGGTTATCTGGCGATGCACGTAGGGAACCTGGCGGCGGATCCGAAGATCCTGACGATCTATCCCTGGCAGGATGATTTGCAGCGACAATGCCGGTATCAAAAGAGCGACTCGAATACGGCTTGCGTGTTCGGCGAGTACACGCTGATCTTCAATGAATTGCTGCGCGGCATTCCGCCGGCAACTTTGCATGTGACTTACGCGCCCTGAGAGATCGAGATGCCATCGGCCTACCAAGCATTAGAGATCCGCCCCAAAGACGGCGGGGCGTTGCTGTCGAATCTTTCTGATGACACGGCGGCATTTGCGAACTACGCCATCAAACTGAACTTCCGCCGTTACATCGATCGAGAATTGCGCAGGGAGGGGCACGATTATTTTAAGGGGAACACGGAGATCGAGCTTGGCAACCAGCCGTTCCCTTACGGTCCTCCGACCGATATTGCTGAAACCGGCGCGTGGGGCGGCATCGCCGACAAGATCCCGGTGAAGAAAGGATGGTCGTACCTCTACGTTGCGGGCGCCAACGAGGATCATGCGATCAACGGTGAGGACGGGGACAACATCGAAGCCGCGCTGGTTCAGGCCGTCTCGAATGAGATTTGGATTTATCCGAAGGCCGAAGCGATCGGCGAGGATCGCACCTATCAGCTTCTTGAATTTGCGCCGATAACGTTGATCCATGAAGCGCGCCGGCCCAACGGCCAGAAGGCGATCATCGTTGGAACGCCGACAACTTTGTACCGTTACTTCGCCTTGGAGAACGGTGACGTCTTCGAGGAAGGAGTTTTTGAAGCTGCCCCGGCCGCCGATGCGCCGTGCTTTGCCGGGGACCTGGGCGATTGGATCATTATTGCGGATGGGTTCGATCCGGATGCGCAACGCTGGGAGGCGGTCTGCATTAACGGCGATTCGATCTTCAACAACGGACGCGATCCGCTGTTTACCTACCGCGTGGAGCAGCTCAGCGCCAAGGCCGTGTATGAACTTCGCGAATCCGGCGTCGCCGCGGTGGGAACCATCTGCGAATTCTTCGGCATCCTCATCGCGGAGGATGTTTCGGAGATTCAGTCAGAGAAGCTGATCGAGCTTTTCGATCCGATCGGAGTCCGCAGGAGCGGGGCGATGCTGGGCGAAATAGACGCGCTCACACTGAGAACGACGCAGGACTTTTTCACCGCCGACGACATCGGCCGCGTGGTGATCTTTGAAGACGGCGTTCGCGCGGACATCGTCTCGTTTGTCAGCTCCAGGGAGATGAACGTGACCTTCGGCACGCCAGATCATTTCCCGCAGCGCTTCATGCTGCGAACGGTAACCTCCCAGGATGGTTCGCAATTTTCAGGATCGATCTCGGGAACGCAGACCTCGGGCAGTCCAAACGTCACAGCTTCCGCTCCGATCTTTTCCGCGCCGATGGTGGGCAAACGGCTCCGGTACGTGAACGGGTGGAGTTCATTGATTGCCACGTTCACGGACAACACCCACGTCATTCTCACCGACAATGCGCCAGAGACGTTCACCGGTCTGTCCTTTTTCATTGTCTCCGAGCCGGCCCAAGCCTCGGCGGATTTCATCGTGGCTTCGGATTCGGCGCCGATCTTCACCGCCGACATGGTGGGGCGCAACATCTCCTGGGAAGACGGCACGGTTCGCAGGATCGTTGGGTTCATCGATTCGACGCACGTTTATGTGGACACGGACATGGCGATCGCTCCGGCCATCATCGGGATCGACAACCCGGCGACCTACGCCGCCTACACCGAACGGCAGTTCATCAATCGCATCGGTTATAGGCGGATCTGGAGCATGAACGAGATGCCGACGCGCTTTGCCCCCGTTTACAAGGGGAGCATGGAAGCTGGTGGCTTTATTCTGAAGCTGGATCAACCGGCCAAGTCCATCGCCATAGGCGATCAGCTCATCGTCTCTGGCGCCGGCACTGCCGGTGTGAACCTGTTGGCGACCGTAGAGTACGTGGCGGCAAACCGCGTCATCGCGCTGAGCGAACGCGCGGTCCTCACGGTCACCAGCGTTCCGGTCGAAAAAGCGGACGCCGCATCGAGCATCGTGGGATTCGACGATCTTCAGGACGATTCCTCGGGCATCATAAAATCCCTGGAACTGGACGGCACCCTGATCACCTACAAGGACACAGCGATCGCATTGACGCGTTACACCGGGAACGTCAGCGCCCCGTTCCAAGTGACGTTGCGAAAGATTTCCCCAAGCCACGCGCTGTTCTTCAAAAACACCTTGCTCCTGATCAACAATGCCGTGCATGTGTACGCCGGGAAGAATTCGTTTTACCGGTTGACCAGCGTGGACTTGTTCCCGAGGGAGATTCCAGAGCTGGAGGTGTGCAAGGACCGGTTCTTTTCAAAAGCGAAACTGGAGAACTCGAAATGGATCTTCGCGTCCGATAATATCCTGACCAAGGAATTCTTTGTCGGCAATTTCCCTTACACCGGATCCGATCGCGTGATCTGCGTGGATTATCTAAGCCAGCCCTGGACCGTTTCCACTTCCGACATGACGATCTCCGCCGCCGCGAACCTGAAGCGCCCGCTCGCCGGCGCCGTGATCGGCGAAGTGGAGGATTGGTTCCTGATGGGCTCGCCGATGGGCGTGATCCTGCTTTACGGACTCGTCACCGTGCAATCCGAGACGTTCGATGGCGCGCTTAAGATCCTTTTTCGGCGTGAGAAAAATCCCTACGATGCTACGAAAATTTCTTACCCGTCCAAACTGCGGAGCGGACTGTCGGCATTCGGCAGCCTCCATGCCGAGAAGGATGTTCGATCTTTTGTGCCGATTCTTTCCAGCAAGTCGCCAAAAACGACTCTACTGTTCAGCCTTTACGGCACGCGCAATCCGGTTGAGACGCCGGATCTCCTGATGCAGGCGCTGGTTCCCGCCGACGAGAACCTGGTTCCGATGTTTTTCAGGCGGAATTATTTTGCGGACCAACTTGAGGTGGGCGAGGGAATCGATAATCCATTGGAGCTGGTTGCCAGGCTCTACGAGATCTCCGGCGTAAAAAGCGCTTCCTTTACTCGTAGAAAACTCTAATCCGAGCACCTAGAATATCGCGGAAGGAGTAGCGCCTTTTCAACAGGCCAGCCAAGCCTTAGTCGGTTCCAGACAAATCCATATTGAACATGGAAGTGCTCGCATAACGCGGAAAGAGGAGCAGTGATTCCTTGCACTGTGAAAACGATGTTATTTCTTTTGTTCCGGCCCTGCGTTGTCCAGTCAGCCCAAACACAATTCCCCGGGACGTAGCTTCCATGATTGTCTAGCCGCTCGATCGTCAATCCTTGTGGACATTCTCCCATGTCTGAAAGGAACGTTGATGCAATCCGCCGGAAGTCCGGATTGGAGGAGATAAATTTTAGTCTTCCATAGACCTCTCCGGGGGTGAAGGATAAAGGCTTGTTTGGCATAACGGTTCTTGCTCAACTGTTCTGCAAGTGGCGGGCGTCTGGCGTCAACCAGCGCTCGCTGCGATTCTGACAAAGATGGCAAATCTTGCAATCAGATAAATGGCCTTCACCCGAAAAATCTCGCAACAACTTGCGGTGCCTGGATCCGCCAGCCTGCCGGATGACATGCCGCGGCTGCCGGAGGAAATTCGTGCTAGGTTCAAATCCGCCGCCGACTACGAGCGCAACATGGCTGAATGGTGGTTGCAGACTCGGCGCGGGCTTCAACGGCAGCAGGAGGAGACAGCGTCCGAACTGACGAAGCGATTCACGACTTTCACAACTTCTGCGGATCAACAAGCTTTGGCAGATCGACTGGCCGCGTTGGAGAATACCGTGGCGAATCTGCCGGCTCCGACGACTCCGGAGACGGTCACCGACCTGGACGGAGGTGGTCCGTGAGCTTCAAGCTTCGTCCGAGGCGCGGAACGGCTTCGCAATGGTCCTCTGCCAACCCGGTGCTGGACATCGCGGAGATCGGTTTGGAAATGGGATCCGAGAACCGGCTCAAGTTCGGGACTGGATCGGGCGCGTGGAATTCCCTGCCGTACCTTGAAGGTTGGACGCAAGGCAAGTTCGACGCTGCATTTGCGGCAAAAAACACGGACGCGCTTTCGGAGGGTGCAACAAACCTCTACTTTTCGCAGGCGGCTTTTGACTCCGCCTTTGCAGGCAAAACGACGGATGATCTCCCGGCCGGTTCCTCGAACCTCTATTTTACGGATGCACTGTTCGATGGGCGTTTTGCCGCTGATTTTCCTGCGGCATTTGACACGAGGCTTGCTGCCAAGAGCACGTCGGACTTGGCTGAAGGGGCCAATCTGTATTACACGGCAGCGCGGTTCGATTCGGCTTTCGCTGCAAAGACAACCGCAAACCTCACAGAAGGCGCGAACCTTTACTACACCGACGCTCGCGCTAGAGCCGCCTTCAGCGCCACGGCTCCGGTGGCATTGAGCGCAGGCGTAATTTCGATGCCAGCCTCAACGAACTCCGTTGACGGTTACTTGACGAGCGCGGATCACACGACGTTTGCCGCCAAGGAATCGGCCCTGACGTTCTCAAGCCCTCTGAGCCGGGCCGTGAACACGATTTCAATTGCCGTTGCCAGCGCCTCGGTGAACGGCTACTTGTCGAGCAGCGATTTCAGTTCTTTTGCCGCCAAAGTCAGCACCTCCCGCAGCATTGCCACGACCAGTCCGGTGCTCGGCGGCGGCGATCTTTCGGCGGATCGGACAATCAGCCTGGATTTCACGACCGCATGGACCTGGACCGCCAATGGCATTGCCGCTACGCCAACAGACCGGATCATCCTAAGCAACACGATGGCGGCGATTAGTGGCACGCAGCAGTATTCGCCTGCGTTTCGGTTAAGTGGTCAAGCGTTTGATACAACTCTTTCTGCAAGTAAATCAGTGGATTGGCGTATCTACGTCCAGCCGCTTCAGGGCGCTACTGCCGTCCTTGGCAGCAACCTACTATTTCAGGAGTCTCATGCAGGCGGGGCTTTTTCGACGATGTTGACGATTGGATCACAAGGCAACACAGCATTATTCTCACAAAGCCTTGGCACCTCTGGCAGCTTTTCTTTGTCTGCAACTGGAAGTGTGGCATGGAGCGGACGCGGCTCCATCAAGAGCAGTGCCAACGGAGTTATTGAATTGTACAACAGCGCTGCCAACGATTTTACTCGGCTGAACTTTGGCTCAACCGGAGCGACTAGGCCCGCTCTCGCCGTCAGCAGCACGACGCTTAAATGCCGTCTCGCGGATGACAGTGCCGATGCACCTTTCACCGCCAAGAACTTCGCCTGCGACGGCACGGGCGTGGGGTTTAATGGCAGCGCCACGACGGGCAAGAGCAGTGCATACACCGTTACCAACCAGACTGCCTCTCGCACTCTGGACGTAAGCACTGTGACGCTCACTGGCCTCGCTAACAATGTGGCAGCCATCATTGCCGATCTCAAGACTTGCGGTCTCTTTGCCTAGATGACCCACGGAGCCATACCAGCGAACACGGACTCAGGCGGCGTCTGTATGAGGGTCGGCACCGTTGCAGTGCTCCTAACCGACGTGACGAAGGCCGTGATATTCTCCACGCCGATGCCGAATACCTCCTACCTCGTCGTGCTAGCGCCGAACGGCCTCACCGGAGCGTTCTCTGCAACGAACCTAACCGTCAATGGGTTCACGCTCAATTTGCCCGGCGTCCTCGGCGTTGTGGGTTACGTTGCAATCAGTCTTGTATGAAAACCGAATCACGATTGCCTAATAAGGTCGAACCGAGCAATGGCGATCCACCGCTTGCGGATCAGAGGTTCAAGTTGGAATTCACAAAGGCTGAAGCGGACGAGTTTGCCAATCTCATGGACGGTGTGCTCAAGGTTTACGGCCTGCGCGCCGCCCAGCCGGTAACACGTTGGATCGACCGGTTCAACGAGGCCATGAACAAATCCGTCGTTGACGCAGGCAAACACGAGGCGTAGAACCGGGGCGCTATGGCACTCCGACGATACACACCCAAGACGTTCACCAAACTCGTTGCTTCTTCAGCCACTCCGGAATTTATTCACGATAACGACATCCGGATGTACGGCCTCATCTTTATTGCCGAGAAGGCTGTTGGGACCGAAAACTCCGGCGATGTGTTCATCCAGATCGGAGGGGTTGACGCGATCAAATTGGAACCTGGCCGGCAGTTGACCTGGCCGCAGCCGCCTTTTGAAGCGGGCTACCTAATGCCCCAAGATTTCAAACTCCGCGTCAGCACGAACAATGACGGAGTCCGCGTCATCTACAACGAACTGACATGAAATCTTTTCTCGATCGCATGGTCGTTCCAGCCGCGTTCATTGTTGTCGTCGCCTTCATCTTTCTCCTTCTCTACGCCGCCTTCCAACCGATCGAGGCGCAGCCGGCCTCGCAGATCCGGTTGCGCGATCTTAACGACGTTCGGATCGCAACGACGCCGGCCAACGGGGCGGCTCTGGTTTGGAACAGCGCGGCGAATCGTTGGACGAATGGAATCGCGGGAAGCACTGGGAGTTTCACCAATGCGCTCGCCAATCCATTCACGACGAACGTGACGACCGTGACCCCGAACACATTGGTAAGCGTCGATAACGCCGGCGTCCCCCACGGAAACGGAGTCACCGCGCAGGTCGTTTGGAATTCCCTGTTCAACTCTCTCGATAAGACCGGCCTTTCAGGCAGTGCACTTGTGTTTGCGAACAGCCCTGTACTGAGCAGCGTCACGAACGCGAGTTTAACGCCAAGCACTCTCGTTTACGCAGACGCCACTAAAAAAGAATCGAGCGCTATAATCGGCTACGGTCTTGATTTCACGGCGGGAACTTTGAGCGCGCCACTGCTTCTGTCTCAAAACGGAACCAACGGGGCTCCGACGATCAACTTCACGAACAGCGCGACTGTGACGTGGACGAAAGCGGGAACGAACTGGCAGGCGAACGTCGCCGTTGTGGGGCCTGCGGGTGAGACGAATTATTATGACTTCACTTTCATCACGAACAACATTTTTCTAAGCGGCAAGGGCAACACGCTGATCGTTACACAGGCGCTCACGATTCAAGCCATCAAGACCAATTTGCTTGCGACCACATCGACCGGCCTTGTTACAAACGCTAATTACGGGACTGGCGTTTCCTGGGACCCGAGCACGCTAACACTCTCAGCGAGTGGCGGTGGCGGCAGCGCAGGCTCAACCAACTACCGAAGCCTAGTCGTCACACTCACGATGACCGGGACGAACGTTGACGCCGGCCAGATCGACTGGGCGCGGACAAACCAGTGTTATCGGTTGACGCTCACGAATAGCGCCTTTTTCGGTGATACAGTTTGCACCAATGTCCCCGACACAAACTCCTTCCAATGGTTGCAACTGGACCTAGTGCAGGATGCGACAGGCGGAAGGAAGGTGACATTCACTAACTCGATCTTCGCGGGCGTCAACGGGACATTCGCCATTACGACCAACGCTAGCGCCTGGGACTCTTGCACACTCATCAACTCGCGGCAGACCAACGGCAACGTCGCTGTTTTGCCTTCCAACAACCTGCACCGATGATGCGTTTTCTCTTTTCGCTATTCTTATTCGCCTGGTCCCTCCACGCTGCTGGCCCGGTGCGCTGCGCTTTCGACGCGAAGGTTGTGAACTGGAATTATCGCAGCTTCAAAATCAACGCACTCGTAAACCCGACAATATCCTTGCTCGCTTCTTCGGTTTGGATGGGTGGGATTCGCACCATCGGCTACTACCCTGGCAACGTCGTGAGAGCGAATCTGTTTTGTGGCACAAGCTACGGAGGCACCAACGGCTGCGGGGATTCAACAGCTGGTGGATACTATGAAATTGGCGCGCCGCAGGTGCCGCTTATCAACGATGTCGGCAGTGAGCGCGATGAGAGCCTTTCCGTCCCGGCTTATTGGAATTACCGGGAAACCGGGTCAAGCGGCGGTCTTGGTGCTGTATCTTCTGCGCACGCTGTCACCTTGGACACCGGCATCACTCCCAGCACTGACCTGTCGTTGAATGATGTTCATGTGGCTGTTTACATGATGGGGAGCGGGGCTGAATCGGGAAATGTTACTCCGATTGGCGCTGTGTCGGGCGGCGCCAACTTCTGTTGTCTGATGGTGAGTGCCTACGCGGGCGCCAACGTGACGCAGATAGGCACCTACGTTGGTCAACCCGCTGCAACAGACACCAACGGAGCGGGCTTTTATATTGGAACCCGAGTCTCGAACAGCGCTGATGGAGTGCGACAATACCACAATGACACTGCCACTGGAGTTTCAACATCTGTTGGAGCAGCATTGCCAAGCATCCACCTTTTAATTTTTGGTCAAAACAACGGAGGGGCAATCGACAGCTCGACCTTTCATTTGAGCGGCGGCTACGCCATCGGAAAAACCGTCACCGCGGCGGTGGCCACAAACGGATACTATCAAACATGGCAGCAGTTCGAAACGTTACTTGGGAGGCAGAAATGACGCGCCGCGACAAAATTTGGGCTTGGATATTCACCGGCTTCTGGCTGGCGGTGGTCGTGATTTACGCCGCTTTCTGGCTTAAAGTGCCGTGAAGCCCTGCACCGGCCCGCACCGATTCGAGCCATTCAATCCGCGCTACAAACCGATCAATGCTCAAATCCTCAACACCAAGAGACGCCGCTGGCGCGTGTTGTTCTTCGACGCGGACAGCGGCGCACCGATTCGATTGGGCACAGAGAAGCTACCGTTCATCACGGTCTCCGGTGCTGCTCGCTACGGTGTGTTCATTCCTCTCGTTCCTGCCAGCGCTCGCAGTGACGTTATCGTGGGAACCGAGCGTTGGAGCGACTATTTCAATTGTCGCCCCGCGCACTCGCGCAGGGCGACCGACCGTTGGAGCGACTGGCTACCGCATTTGGTGGTTTCAATCCGCGCCCCGAGCGCTCGCGCGGGACGAACAGACGTTCTACTACAGGGCCGAACGCCTGCTGCGATCATAACGGACAAATGAAGCAATTCAAGAGTCAACTTTCGGCATTGATTTTGTTGGCGTGCTCAGGAATTTCGCAAACCATAACCTTGCAGTGGGATGCTTCACAGGGCGCTTCAAACTATCGAGTTTATGCCTCTGAAGGAACATCCGGTTTCTCTGTCCGCATTAACACCTCATCAACGAACGCCATCGTTTCCGTTATCACAAATTTCTCTACCAGATTTTACGTCACAGCTTTATCCACTACCGGCGAATCAGACCCCTCGAACATCGTAACGGTAGCGCCAACGGGCACGACAACGAATCCGCCGCCTGCGAACCTGCCGCCAATCGCGCCTAGCCAGTTACGTGCATCGCTTGTCACGCCGCATCGGATCGACATTGTTTGGACGAGCGATCTTACAGCCGCGACCGAAGTTGAGAGGGCTTACGAGAATGCGCCGTTCTCGAAGGTCGCGACGGTGCCTGCTGGTACTTTGCATTGGAGCGACAACGGCATTTTCAAGAAGAATACGTATCTGTACAGGGTGAGAAGCGTTAATCAGTTTGGAGTATCACCCTACAGTAACAATGTGATATTTTCGTCGTTATGAGAGTGAAAGGCCTCTTTGCAGTTCTGTCATCATTCCTCATCATCGGCACAGCGGTCGCAATTCAGGATCATCACGGCTGGCCGAATCACGGGATAATCTCTCCAGGCAATCCGCAGCCGCATGGATACGCCTCGCCGCACAGGCCGGAGCATCCATGAGCCTGCTCGGCTATCTCCGCGCGGCAGTTTGCTGGATCATCGGCCATCGCACGCGCGATCTGGACGGCAAAATATACTGTTTGAGGTGCAAACGTTATCTCCAGCCGATGCCCTGATTGAAAGGCAGGCAGGCCGGAACTTGCGCCCCGGCCTGTGACTGGTGAAGTAGGATTAGACAGTTGCACACTGCCACCTTCCAAGCATCCCGCGAGCCACCGGGATTTTCGCTTGAAAAATCCAGCTTGCCTTCGCGCGCCGCACAGTTTATGGGCATGGGCCAGCGATGACTGTCCCACCTCTCACCTTCAGACTGGACAAAGGGTCACCCCTTTCATCCGAGGAGTACGATCAGAATTTGCAGCTCCTCCGGGATTTCTGTGACGGACTCGCCAAGCTTTTCGAGGTGGTCTTCAACGCCGATGGGACGTTGAAGAACGACAGCGTGGGCACTGCGGCAATCGTCGATCGGGCGATCACCCAGCAGAAGCTTCATTGGCTCGCCAACTTTTTCTGTGTCGCTTCCGGCGTGGACAACTACACCGGGACGATTTCCCCAACTGCGGATTTCACGTACGGCGACGGAGCAACCACGGCTTTCTTTCTGCCGGTCCTGTTCACCAACGCGAATACCGGGGCGGTGACGCTGGACATAAATTCCGGCGGGGCCAAGGCGGTGACGAAGAACGGAACGGACCCGCTGGTTGGCGGGGACATTGCGGCCGGGAGCATCCACTTGCTTTGCTATGACGGCACGCAATTCCAGATGGTGTCGCCGCCCAAACCCGGAGCCGGGCATGGGATCCAGGTGATCGGGCCGGGATCCGGCAACTGGACGGTGCCAGTGGGCATTTACGTTCTGGAAGTGGAATGCGTGGGCGGCGGCGGCGGCGGCGGGGCTTATGTCAATCCTTGGGGTGGCGGGGGCGGCGGCTATGTTTACAAGAGGATGGCCGTGTCCCCTGGCGACGTGATCGCCTACGATGTCGGCGCCGGCGGGACCGCATCGACCGGGGCTGATGACGCGGGCGACGGGGATGACACGACCTTCGGCGGGCTCACGGCGGGCGGCGGCAAAGGCGGAAGCGCCGGCAAGGGCGCTGGAGGCTCCGCAACAGGTGGCGACATCAATGTCCCAGGCCAGAATGGAGACCGCGCCGGAGATCTTCTTAGCGACGCGGACAAGAGAAGCGGCGGAGCTTCCGGACGAGGCATGGGCTTTGGCGGATTTTTAAGTACTGTCGCCTCATCCGAACCTGTCGGATACGGCGGCGGCGGTTATGGCGACTCGGATTCCGGCGGCGGTCCTAACACCAGCGACGGCGGCGACGGCGTGCTCATCATCAAATGGTAGAACCATTCGATCAATTAGCCGCGTTTTTTGCCTGGTGGATGCAGGGCGGCATGAGAAGCGGTTGTCCGACTTCGGTTCACGACGGCATCACGCGCATCGGAGAATACACCGGACTGGTTCTCTATCGTCAGTCTCCATACCAAGTTGAACTTTGGATCCTGCCGCCGAACATGCAATCGACCGAGCACAGCCATCCGAACGTGGACATCTTCCTGGTGCATGTAACGGGCGATCTCAAGGTCTGGGTTGGAGAGGAATTGGTGCTCGGCCCAGTGCAGACTGTTCCTGACAAGAACGGCGTTACCCGGTCGAACGGCAACTTCATTCGAATCAAACCCGGCCAGCTTCATCGAGCCGAGACTGGTCCTTTGGGCGGGGCCTTTATGAACATCCAGCTTTGGGTGGACGGCAAACCGAGAAGCACGGACTCAGATTGGAAAGGCGACGCGCTCAACGAGGATCACAAAAAAAAATTGGCGGACCTGAACCGGGAACGTTTGGGCGAATACGTGAAATCACTCCACGAGAACTCGGAATGCTCCATGAGGGAGCCAAGGAATATTTCGAGGAGGGAACGAACGCTTGCGGACATGGCGGGACATTCGGAGGCGGATTTTGCCAGCGGACCTTTGATACCTGGTGGCGTGCCGCCATTGAATGCGGCGGAGGAAAAATCTGGGGAAGCTTCAGCGCAGAACAAATCACCGGCGCACTAGGGGCGATACGAACCGATTGGTTCTACAACGAAGCGGTCACGGCGGCGGTGATGTTCTGGTATTCTAGGCCAGGGCACAGGGGGCATGGCATCCGGTTATTCGACGCGTTTGAAAACTGGGCTTTACAGATTGGGGCGAAGCGCCTAAGTGTTGGCCATCTGGCCCGCCTCATGCCGAAGAAGTTCGAGAAGTTTTACCGAAGGCGCGGGTACGAACTGAATGAGCTGAACTACTTCAAAACAATTCCATGAGCAGCTTTGGAGCAGCATTCTACGGTGCCTACGCGCAGGGCGAAGCTGCCAAGGACGCCACCCGACAGCGAGCCGAGCAGGCGGCTGCCTACAATGCAGCGCAGGAGCGATTGTTTCACCTCACGCGGGGAAGCGAAGGATCGGCCTTCCTGCCCGAGTACCTGAAAGGAGCGGAATCCGCAGCCGGATCCAGGGCGACCGACACCGCGGCAGCTCTGCGGGATTACTACGGCACGCCGGCTGAAATCGCGCAGCGCGGGGCGGACGTAGCCGCGCGCTATCGCCCGCTCCTCGATCAGGGATCCAAAGCAATCTCGGGCATTTTCAGCGGAGAACTGGAACGTCAACGTCTCGCCTCGGCGGCGCCTACCTTCGCGGCGCGAACTGCTCTGGCCGATACCACGCGCGCCGGAATGCTGAAGGGCATCCTTGATCGGCTCAACGCGATCCGCACGGCGAATGCGGCAAAGGGTTACGTCGGCACGGGCAGCGCATCGGAGAACCTTGCCCTGCGGGCATCGATCGAAGGGAACCAACAAGCCGGCGCGGCGATGGCCGCGGCGAACCTGCAGAACGAGCAGGAGCGCCAGGCGATCCGCGATGAGATACTCGGCCTGCAGCTTCGCAGTCCGGAGCTTGCCGGGGCATTGGCGGCGCAATCGGCGAATTTGGAACTGTTGCCGGGTCAGATCGCCGGCCAGATCAGCCGGGCCGAAACGTCGCCTTTGGATTATTTCAGGATCGGCACCGCGCCGCCTCCATCGCAAACGATGGCGCCTTGGGCGCAGGAGCAACTCAGTCCGTGGGCATCGGTGGCGGCAGCCGGCCAGGGGAACCTGTCGGCGCTCGGGAGGTACTACGCCAATCGGGATCTGGCCAGACGTTATGCAGCGCAGAATGCCTACGGCAACGGCTACTACGGCTATCCCAACGGAGTTGGACCGCAGGGTATCCCGGGTACGGTGGAGCCATACGGTCAAGGTACTGGCGAGGGTTACCCCGGATATTATCCTCCTGACTTCGAAGGCGACGTCGGCGCAGGCGCGGGTTACGAGGGAGCTGTGTAAATGGCAACCCAGTACGAAATCCTCCTTCAGCAGCAACTCCAGCAGCCGCATCCGTTGGATGAGTACTCCTCCGGTCTGGTTCTCCTCGCGCAGCGGCAGGCGCAGCAGCGGTTTCTCGAGGAGCAGGCGTTGGCAGCCAACCGATTCGCTGCACAGCAACAAGCCGCGCATCTCGCCGGGCAGAAAGAGATCCTGACTGCAACGCAGAAGGGGCAGGCTGAGATCGAATCTGCCAAGGAAAAGGCGGCATTCGAAAGAACACAGGAGATGGTGAAGGGCATGGAGGAACGCGCCAGGATCCAAGCTGAAGCCGTCGAGAAATCGCGCATCGCGGCCCAAAGGGAGGACGAGAAGCAGCGGCTCATCCGCGAGTTCGGAGAATTGTTCATCAAACGAAAGCCCGGCGAAAGCGACGATGACTACATCGCCCGCGCGCAGGATGAGGCCGTCAAGATCCGCGCCGGTCACCTGGCCAAGGCCGATCAAAACGCGCAGGCTTACATCGATCAGATCAATACGATCGCCGCCAAGGGTGCGGCTTCTCATCCGCAACGCATGTCGGATTTCGCTTGGGAAGGTGTAGTTGCAATGGCCGACGATCCGAAGATGCAGCAGCAGCTCCGCGGACAAACCACCCCTGCTCAGAGAGACGCTGCTTTGGCAAAACTCGGAAGCGGGAAAGAAGCCCGGGCGATGCGAGATTTTTACCAGATCCAGTTGGACAAAGCCCGCACGGCGGTCCCGGTCCTGGAACCGACGCAGGAAGTTGAGATAAAGCGTTTGGGAATCAGGGCCAATTCGGCAGCCACGGCGTTCGATGAGCTGATGAAGAATCCGAAGTACGCCCCCGCGGTGCCCGAGTACAACCGGATTATCGGCGAGGAAGATTTTCCGGGTGAGATCGGCCCGCCAAGAAAAGGCGCTGGGGGAGGAGCCTCCAGTTTGGATTTTTCGAAAGCTGTCACCTCCGGAGCTTCCAAGCCAGCGGGTTGGCGCGCTCCCATGCTTCTCCCTGCCGGGACTGGCGCAGGTGCGGCTCCCGGATCTGCCTCCGCCGCGGGCGCGCCTGCCGCCAGAGGAACATCGCCTGTCGCAGCGACTGTGCTTCCGCCAACTCCGGACGAGATCTACGGTGGAGGCGGGGCAACCTACGGCTGGAATCCTGGGCAGAGGATTCCGTTGATCGGCGCGTTCTCCGCGCCGGTGGAACGCTTCGGAAATTGGATCGGAGATTATCGAACTCCGTTGCGTGGGATCTACAACACAGTCGATCTCATGGGATCCGTCGCGAATCAGTGGCTTGGAACCGATACGTTGCCAACGGCGGAAGCGATGCAGGAACGTGCCGCCCTTCTGGCCCCGCCAGCGCAAACGCAGAATCCGCAACTCGTTCAGGCGGCACTTCGCGAACTCGGTCTGCCACCGGATACACAGGCGCCGGAACGCGGGCTGCCGCCAACGCCGGCAGAGATCGCGGCGTTCAGAGCGAGGATCCCGGCCCGCGTCACCGTGCCGTCCACCAACGCGCCGACGCCAATGGAGATCTCCGCGCCGGTTCCTTCGACGCTTAATCGTCTCAGCAACCAGCAGGCTTTGGAGCAACGGTTGTTGGACAACTACGTTCGCGGCCGTTCAGCTCCGGCTTTCGATCCGACGCAGGTGAACGTCCAGACTCCGGCGGAGATCGCAGCCGATCGAGCGCGGCGAAACGCCATGCCCGGCATCCGCGCTTCCAGTCCCGCAGAGATCGCGCTGTCCGAGGGAGCCACGGCGAATGAACTTCGGAAACGGATCGCGCGTCATCCGAGGGCGCAAACATTCCCGGTGCAACCGCTCAAGGACAAACTCAGCACGATGAGTTTGCCCGAACTTCAGACGCTCTGGCGGCAGCTTGGCCCGGAAGATATTGACACGCAGAACGAGATAACTTTTCCATAACCCATGTGGCCAACTCCATTGTCAGCGCATTCCGCAGAAGGTATCCGCAGGACCAGCGCAGCGACGATGAACTGACGCTGGCGATTGGTTCAGCTTACCCGGAGTACGCAGACGCCGCTAAGTTTCCTGACTTCCATTCGGATCTTCAGCGGTTGACCAAGGCGACGCAGCCTCAGCCAAACGCGGTCCCGCCGGAGATCACCCCGTTCCCGCCAACGCTCGGAGAATACGGGAAGCAGATGCTCGGCAGCGCGGTTCGAAGTTTTACGGGGACGCTGGGATCCATCCCCGAGGCGGTTGGCTCCGCCGCGCGCATCGCCGGAACCTACTCGGTGCCCGGTGCGGAATACGTGCCGATGTATTTGGAGACCGAGCCGGGAGTGATCGAGACTTCTTTGACTCGCCTCGGCCAGGCGGTTTCTCCCGAGCCGGTCCCAGGTCTTGAGAAATCCTTCGTCGCAACCGAACTGCCGGCGGCGGTGGCTTCCGGAGCTGCGTTCATTGCGGGCGGCGCCGGAGCTGGAGCGGCGGAGATGGGCATTGTGCGCTCGATCGGCGCACGCGCGATTGCCCGGGCGGTTGAGGCCGGCATCGAGAAACAAGCGGCGGTGAAAATCGGGCAGGAGGCGGCAACGATCGCAGCGCAGCGCCTTTCTTACGGCAACATCGCAAGTCTTGGCGCGCTCAGCCAGGCGCAATCCGGTTACGAAGAAGCGCGCCGGGCCGGCGCCGATGAACACACGCGCTGGCTTGCTTTCTCCCTGAATATTCCGGTCGGCATGACTGAGGCCGTGCCGTTGGCGAACATCCTGAACCGGATGGACAAACTCAGCGGCGGAACTTTGAAGCAATCACTCATCCACGCCACGGTGGATTCGTTCGAGGAAGCGATTCAGAATTCGTTTCAGGGCGTTGCGGGCGACTACATCGCTTCAAGGCTCGCGAAGTATGAACCTGACCGGAAGCTCTTTTCCTCGATCGCGGAGGATGCGGCCTCGGGCGGGATCTCCGCGGCTATCCTGAGCCTTGCCGGTTCGGCAATAGGCGGGAAGCTAAGGCGCGGGCCTGTTGAATCTGGCGGGCAGCAGCAGCAAACTCCGCCCCCGCCTCCGCCAGGAACCGCTCCAGCCGGTGTAGTTCCGCCCGCTGCGCCTCCACCAGCGGCACCCGATGTTGCAGCGCAGTACGCGAGTCCGGAGCAGCAGGCTGCCGCTCACGCGCAACGGATGCTGGAGGTTGCGCGGCGATCCGTGTTCGGCGGGTTCGGGAGCGACGACATTGCTTTCGTTTCACAGTTACCACCGGAACAGCAAGTGACGTATCAGGCTTTGGTGAACGAAGCCAGAAAGGAACAGGATGCCCTTAATGCACGGACAGAGCAACAGCGTGTTGAGGAAGAACGTCGCAGAAATGATGAACAGCTACGCGCGCAAGAAGAAGATCGGCAACGTCAAGCCGCGCAGCAAAGCGCACGCGCGGCGAGTGGCGCTGGCGGCGGCGTTCCGGCAGCAACGGGAGTCGGATTAGCGGCGTCCACCTCCGATGCCGCGCCTGGTAGCCAAGGACAAACGGTCACCGCGCCTGAGAAAGGCATCGTTCCCACGCCGCCGGCATTGGTCTCCATTCCGGCCTCCGATCTGCCTCCGGTTCTGGAAGCGCTCGCGCTGAAGGTGGCGGATCCGAAGGCCGGCAGATTGACGGATGACGAGATGGCGACCATCCCGAAGACGACGGATCCATGGTACGGCCGCTACCAGAAACGAGTGGCCGAGTTGTCCGCCATCTTCAAGGCGAGACCAGGAGCGGTGCCGGTGGCGCCTGTGGTGGCAGCAGCTCCGGTCCCGGTTCAGCCGGTTGCCCCCGCACCGGTTCCTCCGCGTCCACCTTTGCCTTCGCCGGTGCGCCCGGTGACGGCCCCGTCGCTCAGCAACGTTTACGTTCCTGGCCCCGGCCAACCTGCGCCGGTTGGTTTGATCGCCCAAGCCAGGGCCAAAGCCGTGGCGTTGGCAACAACGATCCGGAGGAAGATCGCCGCGGTGATCCACACCTCGCCGATCTACGATACGATCGCCTTTGATGGGGATTCGCCGCTGACCTTCGAACTGTCTGGGAGAGGCGTAGGTGAGCGGACGAGGATGACGCCGATGGACCCGAAGCTGGTTGTCGTGGGTTCCGGCAAACACGAGGGACACAAAGGCACGGTCATTGAAGGTCTGGATGAGGAAGGAATCCCAAAACCGGGACCGGTGAAGGTCCGTCTGGATAACGGCGACGTGATCAACGTCGATGAAGGCGACTGGAAAACGCTGGCGTCGATCAGGAAGGAAATGCAAGAAGGTGCCGGCGAACAGACTACACTTGCGCCCGCTTATTTTGAATTTCGCCAACCCCCGGAAGCTAACGATAAAGCCCTGCAAAATTCCGGTATAGTTAGCCAGGCGTCGGTGACCAAAAAGAAGGTGGATGGCGGCAGCAAGAACTCTTGGACGCACCGCTGGACGGTGTTCCGCCAGGGCAACAAGGTTTACATCCTGCCGACCTACAAGTCCGAGGGCAGCATCAAGGCGGCTGAAGCCGGCCAGAAGAAGGGAACGCGGGTGGTTGAGCTGATGAAACGGGGGTTTATACCCATAGCCTCGTTTCGCGCCACAAATGCCGTACACGCGATTAGGGCCGCAAAGCCTGTCATGGGCGCGGACGAGTACGAACGGACGCTTGCCAGCCAGGCCAGGGAACGGATGGCAGCCAGCGCACGAACGGCTGCGGCTTTCGAGGCCAGCCAACAGCCGGGCCAGAGCATCAGCACGGAGACCGTGGCTGGGACATCGGCGCGGACGGTGGAGGAAGTTCCCGGGGCGGAAGAGGCGGTGACCGGGACCGGGCCGGCGGTTCCCGCCGCCATGCCGGTGGAGATTATATTCTCCGCTGAACTTGCCCACGATCTTTTCCCGAAGCTGACGCAGGCGTTGGCACTGACGACGGGGAAGCTTTCGATCAGCAACGAAGCAACATTGAAGGCGATCATCAAGTACACGCAGAAAGGCAAATATGGCGAAGAGATCAGGACCGAAGCCGTTGCCCTCGCCCGCGAGATCGGCGAGGCCAATGCCAGCCGTGCAATCCTTAAACGAATTGTCCTGGCCTATAACAACAGCCGAACAAGCGGAGAATTTGCTGAAGCGATTTCCAAACTTGGAGGGGCCGGAGCTGTGGCCGCAACAGGCGAGCGAGGATCACCTGGCGCTGCAGTTGGTCGTCCAGCAGGGCGGCGTAGCCAACCCGCAACGACCGTTGCGGCTGCAACCCCAAACGCTGGAGTGGTTGGACAGGCTGGCCCAACTCCAACCGTCACCCAATCCTGGCAGCGCAGCCAGCCAAAGTTCCGCGTAGGTGAGGACATCACGCAGGAGCAGGATTATGTGCCTGAGGATGTGATCTTGAATGGGGTGTCGCAATCTTTGCAATTGGATGAGGAGTATCGCAGCAAAATAGCGTATCACGCGCAGCAGGGTTTTCTGATGGAAGAGATCATGGATCTCATCCAAGCGCAACCGAACGGCGCTCAGTCAGTCGATCCGTCGAACAAACGACCATTCGCTCCGGCAGCCCTTGAAGACGCAGCTCAAACCCTGCAGATGCACTTGGGGAGCATCGTCAAGGGCGACACAAGGGTTGAAACGTACCCGGAATTTGAGCACAACATTTTACGTGAAGCTCTCTCAAATCCAGACATTGTTCGCATTGCCAAGATGGTGGAAACACCAGGATCGCAGGGAGATATTGAAGGTCGTCAGATTGAATATGCTTTAGGCAAGTTGATGGAGGCCGGTCTGGATGGTCGTCAGGCTGAAGCCGCGTTGGCCGATTGGTATGAATGGAGGAGTGACATCTACAACAGAGATCCAGGCACGGCCTATTGGATCGAACTGCATGTCCTCAACTACAATGGCCCAGAGAAACCGGGAGAAATGGAGCACCGGCACGGCGGGCCGGAACCAAAACTCACCGTGCGCCAAGGCGGGTACGCCAGCTCTGAGGATGTCCACGCCAAACTTCAGGCCGTGCTGGAACGGCTCGCGGCAGCCGGCGTCGATGTCTCCGTGTTCCAACGCAGGCTGGATGATCTCACCGGCAAGGATGCTTTCGGAAGATTCACCCGCAGACCCGGCGGAATGCAGGACAGAAACGCCGTGGCTCTGGTGTTCAACGACGTCACCAAGCCGAGCATGGACGATCTCATCACGGCCATCCATGAGGCCGTCCACGTCCTTGCCTCGCGCGAATCGCCGGAGATGCAGCGCCGGATGCACCGAGCGATCGAGCGGCTGTCCGATGTCGCGCTCGGCCTGACCGCGCCGGGCGTGGATCCGCGCGCCACGACGGAGAACATCGGGCGGCTGGATCCGGAGGCGCTGGCGGGTGAACGGCTGGCTGAATCCCTGGCGCAGGAAGGGTTCGACCCGATCGCCGCGCGCAGCCTGAGTCAACGCGTGATGAGGTTCCTGAAGGATCTTTGGAACCGGGCCTGTATGGCCATACAGCAGTCCTTGTTCGGCGAGGATGCGGTGAATCCGGAACGTGTCGTTGAGTACTACCGGAACCGGCTGCAATCCTTCCTTGCCGGCGACCCGACGCCGATGTCGTTCGTTGATTTTCTCGGAGGCCAGAAGCTGTCACTGGAACGCGCGGCCAGGTTTTATGTGCCCATCGCGGACTCTGAAACCTTTGCGCCTGTGGTGGTGGACTGGCAGAACGGCAAGGTAAAGTATGCCCAGGACGTTTCGGCAACGGCGGCAGCGGCGATAGCCGACATCCGTAACGCCATCCGTTCCGCGGAGACAAAGTTCCGCGACCCAAGCTTCGTTGCCGAAGGGGAACCGATCGGCGGTGAGAATCCCACGATCCGCGGGAGCATCAAATTCGCGGCCGCCAACAAGATTCAGGATATTTTGGCCAGGGCTTACGACGCGTTCAACGCGACGGGGGCCAACCCGGTGGACGCCGCCGGCGCGCGGCCGATCACGTTCGACATATTCATCAGCCAGTTTCAGAGGGAACTTGATCATCCGCAGGCGATCAAGGACGGGATCCAGGGCGAGCTGACGGCGATCTCCGCGCCGCCTGTGAACGCGGACCTGAACGTGGACGGGCCGGTGACGATGGATAGCGACGCGCTGCGGAAACAATCAAAGGCGATTGCGCTCAATCACCTGAACCAATGGCTCGGCAACCTGAACGATGTCTTCAACACGGAGATCCGCAGGCGTGAGATCATTGGCAGGGCGCTTTCCAGAACGATTTCAAAGTCCGAGAAGCTGGCCGGCCAATGGCAGAACCTGATGTTCTATTTCGAGAACTTCAAAGAGGCGATCGGCGATCTCATTGCCCAGACCAAAGACGACATACGGGAGGGCATCGGCCTGGCCAAACACGTCGGCATGTTGACGCAGTCGCTCCGCGAATTGAATTCGCAGATGAGCGATTCAACTCCGACCGCGTACCGAAACCTCATCGACCGGATGGCGAAGAGGATCTTCGGCGACGCCGAACATTTCACCGAATTTCTGGAGGACGTTGCGGCGATGGACGTGGACTGGCACGGCCAGACCTTGCCCCAGATCAAGGCGGAGCTGCGGGTGTTGCTCGATACCAACGCGCTTTTTCACGGCATGAGCCCGGACGAAAAGAACGTGGCATTGGCGTTGGTGGCGTCCTTTGCCCGGACCAACGATCATCAGATGGCGTGGCTGGCGGTGAAGGCGAGCAACAACTATGAGGCGCGGGACGCAATCGCCGAGATGTTGAACGAGGCGAAGAAGGATACCACGGCGAACCTGAACAATGCGCGCGCGCTTGTGAATAAGGTTCCGGCCGCCGCGCGTCAGGCGCAACGGATTCTGGACCAGTACCTCAAGGCCAGGAAGGAAGCGCGAACGTGGCTGGACGACCAGGTGCGTAACACCCGGATCATTCAGGCGCAGGCCGCGGCGGCTCCAGTGCTCGGGCAGGAGATACGGAATTTGGAGAGAGACCTTGGCGGATCCAGGCCGGTGGCATTGGAGGACGGAGCGCAGCTACCCCTTGTCGTTTCCGCCACGGACACGCCGGAACAGATCTCCGCGCGGGCGCCCTTCGAATATCACGCGAGCGGCACCAACGCCGCGACACCGGCGCAGGTGGGAACGCTGACGCGCAACTACCGGGCGTGGGTTGAAGCCAACCGCGCGACAGGCGGGGCGATGGTGAACACGCTCAGCGATCTCGCCGACCGGCTGGATCTCATCGACGCGCGCAAGCAGGCGGTGGGGATGCGGCAGGGGATTCTCGCCAGAGCGCTGGGTTCGTTGGCCGACGCGTGCTTCCAGAGCGGCTCCGTGAACGCGCAACGCATCGGGAAAGCGCTGACCAGGTTCTCTTCGTTGGAAGGATCCTACGTGCGCGAGCTGACGAACCTTGGACTGAAAGCCGCAGCCGATCGAACGCGGGCGATGAATGCGCTCGGGATCAAGGAAGTCGCCACGTTCATGGACACCTTCCACGACGGCGCCTTCGGTTACTTCGAGAAGCGCAAAGATTTGTTGGAGCGGCCTGATGCCCGTGAAGCGGCGATCAGCGCGTGGCATTCAGCGTTGCTGGCGAATCCGGCAACGAGATCATTGGTCACGCCGGCTGCATGGCAGAAGCTGCGCAACTATTACGAGCGCTGCGTGGAGTACAACAAGGCCCAGGCGCGCATCGCGGGTGAGATGGGAATAAAGATCAACGACAACAACCTGGGGATGTTCAGGGATCCGATCGGCGATCCCATGTTCACCACGCCCAGAGGTCTGAACACCAGGATCGAGACGTTGTTCCATGAGATGCGGGATCAATGGAACGGGGTGAAGTCGGCCAGGATGAAAGCGGACGAGATCGCACAGAGATTCGCAGAAGATCCAGCCGCGCTTCAGGCAGCGTTGCGCAGCCGGTTCACGCCGGAGGTATGGCGCCTGTTCGTTGGCGAGATGGCAAAGAGGGACGGGCGCTCGCTGTTCTCCGGACGTCAGTGGACGTCCGGGAAGTGGACAATCGCCGAGGTGGTGAATGTCCGGCGGGCCTACGCCGAGGCGGGCGGGGATCCGTTGGTGTTTGCCGCAAAGCTCCATGAGCTGGAGGGCGGCAACGCGGACACACTGCCGGCGTTTGTTGGCGAAACTCTTGAAACATTCCAGAATTATTTCGATGCGATCGAACGGATCATGTCGGAGAGTGAGGATGCCGAGAAACGGTTCGGATTGCAGAAGGGCGTGCCGCGTTTCCTGATGGACGCGCGTGTCTCCGAGGATTTCCCGACTGGCTGGCTGCGCTACGTCCACATCGACGAGCATCACGCGCGGCAGGCCATCCACCGATTTGCCTTCCACGCCTCGTTTGGACGCAACGGATCCACGGTGACGGCCGACTTCGACGCCGCCATCAAGGAACTCAGGACCGCGGCGAACGAGTGGACGGAGTACCTCCGGCGGGCGCGGGAATCGAACCTGACAAAGTCCGGCGGCGACATCATCAAGGCAGCTCGCGAACTGGCGAAGGCCGATGGCAAGAACGTGTCCCTGCTCGAACATGCGGCGCAGAACACCTCGGTCATGGGCAAGACGCAGCGGCAGATGGAAGCGTGGTTCAGGAGCCAGAGCAATGACTCGGTCGAACCCCGCGTCTTTCTTGAGATGCTGTCCTTTATGACATCGCTCATGGTGCAAGGCCCCAAGACCGCGATGATCAATACGATGGATCTCTTTGGCGGGCCGGTCATCCAGTACAAGTTGTCGGCGGATTCGCTCCGGCATATCAGGGATAACTGGTCGAACTTCGCGCAGTCCGCGTTTGGTTCCCTGTTCCAGACGTTCGGGATCCAACTCAACACGAACATCGAGGACCGGCTGTTGATGCAGAAGCTTGGCCACACCGATCCGGACAACCAAATCCGGCTGGTGGATCGCCTTGTCTCGGCCGTGAATTCGGAGACGTTCGGCAGCGGTAGGATTGCTGGCGCCATTATCCGCGGAGGGCGCGTTGCGCGGGCGATCACGCAGTCCGGTTTACCGGCGAGAACCGCAGGCGAGGGATTGTATCCGACGATGAAGGCGGCGCCGTTCTCCATGATCTCGCGCTGGATGAACGAGGCATTCATCCTGGCCAACTGGGGAAGGTTCAGGGGTTTTGCCGCTCGGGCTGTTGACTATCTTCGCGCGCATCCGGAGGCCGTTGCCGATGACAACTTCCGGTTCACGCCGGAGATGATGGGTTATCAGAAGGGCATCTTCCTGAACGAGGCCGAGTCGTTCAACGCTCTCAAGGAAGCGATGAACCGGTGGGGCATGAGCCTTGAGAACGTGGCGAAGAACGCCCTGCATCCTGGATCCCCGCTGTTCACCGATGATCAACACCGGGCGCTGGCCGAGATGGCGTTGGAGGAACTTTCGCTGGAAAGCTCGCCCAATACGGCGCCGCGCTGGGCCGCGAACCCGGTGGGCCGCGTCACCATGCCGCTGCTCCGATGGTCGTTCGCCAGAACCAACCAGTTACGCAAGGCGTTTCAGGAGCCTTCCGGCGAAAAGAACCTGCACTCGATGTTGTCCGGCCTGAAGATGCTGGCCCTGGCGACCGGCGTGGGCATCGGTTACGCCCTGCTCATGGGCAAGTACGACGAGGAACTGACCGGCAAAAAGTCCAACATTCGCGGGTTTGGGCAGGACAATAATCTCCTGGCAATGGTGGAGATGACCGCGCGCATGGGGTCACTCGGTCTCTGGGGCGACGTGGCTAACACCTTGGGCAACTACGCCGGCACCGGGGACCTGCGCGGGATGAGCCTGGACAACCGCGTGGTGTTCGTTAACTCGCTCCTCAACACGATGGCGGCGGTGGCCACGTTCGCCAAGCAAGGCGAGGCGACCTACGCGACGGTGTACCGCCAGCTCCTGCAGGCGCTCGGCGGGTCCGGCTATTTGCAGATCGCGCAGATCCTCAACAACGAGCTGTCCCTGGACAACGCCGAGGCCCGCGTCACCAGCCGGATCAACGTGAACAACTGGCTGCGCGCGGTCGGCAGGGAGATGAATCTGGACGTTCGCATCGGACGCGGCGCCGGCGCCTACGCCGAGACGAACACCATCAAGCCGTGGGTTGGCGAGATGTTGCTCGCCGCGCTCGCCGACGATCAGGCCGACTTCATCCTGTCGTACTCCAAGGCGGTCAACGCTGCTCGAGCGGAGGGCAAACCGGATCCAGTGAAGCACGTTCAGCAAAGCTATGCGGCTTACAATCCGCTGCGCACTGTGTTCGTGACTCCGCCCACTGAAGCCGAGTACGCGCAACTCCTGATGCGCCTGCCTCCGAGCGGGCGGGCCGACGTGCAAACCGCAATGCTTTTGTTCAATAAGTTTGGCGGCGAGATCGGCGTAAAAGATTACGAAGGCAGGGTCGAGAACGCGAAGCCGCCGCCTCTGACCACGCCGACGAGGTCCGCCGGGCAGGTTCGCGGCAGCGTGGCATCGAATCTATTTCCGGTGTACCGTTAATTACGGGTTGCACCTACTTGCGGCCATGCCACAGTAAAGAGCATGGTCTTGATCCTGCTCTCCGCGGCCGCGGGTTTGGTGATTGGCTGGCTGGTCCGGCATTACTTCAAGACGCCCGGGTTCAAGAGCGACACGACGCGGTTCTTCAAGCAGGGCGGTTCAAATGTTAAATTCTACACTCCGTCCACGCTTCGCCTGGTGCTCTACGCCAGTTTGGCCTCAATCAATTTCAGCGATGAAAAGGTCGGAGAATGGGACGTGCTTGAAGCGCAGGGCAAAGTTGTCAGTCAACGACAATACGAACGGTTCAGGCTCGGCAACGCAAGACAGGTGCTGATTGTCTGCATCGCATTCGTGGATCAATCGCTATCCAAAGCCAATCGCAAGAAGGAAGAGGACAGCACGCGCCCTCCGCTGGGATGATTTATGGGAAAACTCAAATGCCTATTGCTGGATGACGATGAGAACTTCTCGCTCCTAGTGGCTCGCGAGCTGCGCGACGTGGCCACGATTGATGCCGCCCACAATGGACGGGAGTTCAAAACTAAAATCGAGGCAGAATGGGATTGCGTGCTGGTGGATCTTGCGTTGCCTGACATGGACGGCGAGGAAGCGATCAGACTGGTGCGAATGCTGCATCCCCCGGAAACTCCCGTCATCATCCTGACCGGCTCAGTCGGAGCGCGGCAAGCCGACCTCGCCTGCGAAGCCGGCGCCTCCCGGTTCTTCATCAAGGACGAACTGGCCGGACTGTCGCGGGCCGTGCAGCAGGCGCATGAGCACGCCGTCACGGTGCGCAAGGCGGCTAGGGCGGCGAAGGAGGCGGCTGATTTGCGGGCACAGTCAATCAGAGACCAGCGCGTCGAAGTCATCGGCTCTCTCAGCGCCGGGATCATCCACGATTTCAACGGCATCCTGGCGATCCTGATGATGGGCACGGAGCACCTGCGCAAAGCCCCGAACGATGAGCGGGTGAAGGACCACATGATGAGCGCGTGCAAACGCGGCGCCGAGATGACGGCGCAACTGCTCGCCTTCGCGCGCGGAGCCAACGGCGCGGCGTTCAAAAATCTGAGTCCCGAGTACCTGTTGGGCGAGGTGGAAACCCTGATCCGACCTACGTTCCCGCAGAACATTCATATCGAATTCAAGGTGGCGCTCGGCACGTCTCACGTCCGCGGTGACGCCACGCAGTTGATCCAGGTGCTCACGAACCTCGCCACGAACGCGCGCGACGCCATGCCTGACGGCGGCTCGCTCAGCATCTACGCGCAGGACGTGTCAAATCTGCCTGGAATGTCCGGGAATTGCGTTGTGTTCTCGGTGAGTGACACCGCCAAAGGCGGAATCGCGGCGGACATCCTCCCCTATATTTTCGAGCCGTTCTTCTCAACCAAACCGCCCGGGAAAGGAACAGGTCTTGGGCTTCCAACCGTGCGCAGGATCGTTGAGGCTCATCACGGCCTGGTGACCGTGAGCACGACGAAGGAAGGATCCAAGTTCGAGGTGTTCATACCGGCTGCGCCGTCTGCCGGCGACACCGAGGAAGCTCAAAGGCTGGCCTTTAACGGAGGCGGGCTTACGGTTCTTCTGGTGGACGACCAGGCGAGCTTCAGGGATCTGGCGCAGATGCAGCTTGAGAGACTCGGCTTCAAGGTAATCACGGCGGCGAATGGCCCGGAGGCTTTGAACTTCTTCAGGACCGGCCACAAGATCGACGCGCTGCTCACGGATCTGGCCATGCCGATTATGACCGGAACGGAGCTGGCCAGGAACCTGCGATCGAACGGCCACACCGTGCCGATCATTTACTTGAGCGGGCACGACGCCTCGCCGCCGCACGATCCCGAACCGCAAGCCGTGGTTCAGAAACCCTTCACCAGCGAACAACTCATGGCCAAGCTGAAGCAGGTGTTGACTTCGCCCGTGGCACCGAATAAACCAAGCCCATGAGAAAACTCCTCAACTCGATCGTCTTGGCGGCAGCCGTGTGTCTTGCTGGATGCAACAGCGGATGCGGTGTGCTCGACAAGGGGACGAAGGAAAAGCCCAGTCCCTATGGCGGGACAAACTCACTGGGGGAATTAAAGACTCCCGATCGGATTCTTTACGATGCGGACTTCTCCATCGCTACGGCTTACGAGGTTGTTCACAGCTTCGTGAAGTACGAGTTCGACAACAGGGCCGCTCTGGCTGCGACGCCCAAGATCAAGGAGACAGCCGACCGGATCCGGGCCGGCGCCCCGGGCTGGTTCAAATCCGCAGTGAAGGTACGCGATGCTTACGCGAAGGATCCTTCCGCCGATAACAGGAAGGCGCTCGACAAGGCGCTGGATGTTTTGCAGCAGGCTGTCGTCGAAGCCAACCGTCACCTGTCCGAGCAACCCCTGACCCCTTGATTCCTATGGACGCACTGACAATCGCAAGCGGCGCTATCCTCATACTGAAGGCCGCGATGCAAGAAATCGAGCAGCAGGTTAAGGATGGCAAGATCTCCGTCGAATCACAGGAAGCGCAGCTCCGGAAGATCGATGCCATCCGTGATGGGAATTTCAGCGGACCTGAGTGGGAGATAACACCCACGCCTCCGCCACCAACCGTTCCGCCCTCATCTTGATTTAACCGCCGCGGGCCGGACTGTTGAAGGAACAGCGCAACGTTCATAGACAGGGCTAAACTCCGGCTGTCCTTGTGGACGAACGCGGCGACCTCCTACCTCCTACTCCTCCTCCTGTTCCTTCCTGCTCTCGTTGATCTGGTCCTGCAACGGACCCACGCCGCCCTGGTTGAGGATACCGCCAGCTAGACCGTTTAGAGCGATGCCAGTTTTTGCGTCCGGCACGGACGTCGCGATCATTGGCTCGCCGCTCACAGGATCGAAGCCGATGAAAACCCACCCGTCGCTGTATTGGTTGAGGAACTTCTCGATGTCCCGAATGTTTTTCTCAGCGTTGGTCATTGCGTTGTTGATTCCACTGGAATGGACGGACTGAAGCCAGGCTTGCCCATTGTTTGTTTGTCCGAGTTCTTTCTGCCGCCGTGAAGTTTGTAGCGCACCATTGCCTGTAAAAGCATTCCACGATGAGAGGTGTCCGAGATGCGGCGCACTTGCTCGGACATTCCGATGAGCGCTTCGGTGAGGAACTTCTCCTCTTCCAACAGCATCATCCTGCTTATCGGCCCTTTCTTCATTTCCTTGCGAATCTCGGAAAGGCGCTCAATGACTTCGCGCAGTTGCGAGCTGAGTTGAATGCAAATGGTCGTCATGGTGGCGCCGACGATCTGGACGCTTTCAACGAACTGGTTCTGGCCGAAGTGCTGCATCCCGACGGCGCGCTGAACTTCCTCGGGCGTGAGGCCGAGCCGGTCCAGACCCTGGGCGAGCATCTCGTCCTCCTTCGTGATGCTGATGATCAGTTCCTTTTCATCGGTGGAAACCACCGCGGGCGCGCCGTTTCCATTTCGATGAAGAGCTTCAGCAGTGGTCTGGCTTTTGTTTTTGCCGGCTCCATGCTTGAATCGAAGTTCATCGCAGATACTGATTTGGCATTCTATCGCGTGCACGGTCCTCCCGATCGCTATTGCTGCCAGTTCCCGATCGCCGTTGAATTGCGTGAGCGCAGTGTCGATGAGTTGTTGTTCCTCGGTCATAGTTATTGCACTAACGATCTCAGGTAATTGAGCGTGGCACCATCCCCAAAGTGGCCCATGCGCTTTGCGATCTCCTTGAGCGGCAGCCCCGACTTGGCCAGCTCCGTTGCATACGTGTGTCGAATGCAGTGGATCGTCATGTGTCCCTCTATTTTGGCGGCGCGCAGCAGCCTTCCGAATTCCTTCTTGTTGGTCTGCCATACCTCTACCGGAATCTGGTTGAAGACGCGGCCGGGCGGGGTGCTGCTCATCGGCTGGTTGAACGGGTGCTTGGCCAGCAGATCGAACACGGGCGGCAGCTCCGGCGGCATGGGTAGGGAGACACGCCTATCTCTTTTGTCTGTCCACACGACGATATGGTCCGGATGGATGCACGCCGTCTCCATGCTGATCACGTCACCCCAGCGCAGGCCGGTGTAGCGCGCCACCATGAGGGCGCCGTACCAGAATGGCATCTGTTCTTTCTTCGCCACCTCAATGAGCCGCTCGAATTCCTCCGGCGTGAACGGCCGGCGCGGCGTGGATTCGTTCTGCTCATGGGTGAGCAGGTGCCGTTTGACCCGGACATTCGCCACCGGGTTGGCGCACCATCCTTCGTTCTCGCAGTACTTGAAGAAGTTATTCAGGCCGGCGCGATGCACCTTCCTGGTCTCGGCCTTCGAATCGCACTCCTCCGTGTTGTTGATCCAACCATCGATCTGCGGCGCGCGAATCTCGGAGAGAACCTTGGGCCAGCCAATCTCGCGCAGAAAGAATCGGACGACCTTCTCGTACCGGAAGGCGGTTCCCTTCTTGCGGCTTGCGTTGAGGTTTGCGAGCCATTCCGTGAACGCTTCCTTGGACGTGACGATCCTGCCGCAGAGCGCGTGCATCGAGGCGGCGTTGGCCACCAGGTTGATGGTGCGGGACAATTCGATCTGTTCGATGCGCGCCTCCTTGACCACCTGCTCGGCCAGGGCGCGGTCGGTCTGCTTGGTGTTGATCGTTTTGTAACCGAACTTGGTGTGGAACCCGACGAACCAGATTCCGTTTCGTTGCCAGAGTTTCATTTGAATTCAGCGATGTATTGGTGACGTGCCTCAGTCTCCGGCTGCGGTCCAATCAGGATCTCAGCCAGCAGGATGCACAGGTGATCCACGGTCATCCGTCCTTCGATCTTCAGGTTCGCAAACATGATCTCCTTCAACAGTTCATCGTTGAAGTAAGCGTGCTTCTGTTCACGCCGTTTGTCTATGTCCTCGCAATAGCTGCGGTGTTTGAATGCGAAGTGCGCGCGGCATTCGGTTGGGCGATGATCGTACACACTGCACCGCGTCCCTTTGAGGATCGGGCAGGGCGGCATTACCGGGATGTAGTTGTAAACGTTCGGGCGCTCCGTTGTTTCCTGGCCGGAGGCGTAGAACGCCTTGAGCCACGGTTCCAATTTGGTTTTGAGCGCGGCCTTCTCCTCCTCGGTGAGCAGCGCGACGATGCGTTCGGCCTCCAGCTTGCTGGCGTACACCGGCTCACGGCAACAGGCCGGGCAGTTGTCACCGCACGCGGCGCCGCCGGCCTTGGCGATCGCCCTGCCGAACACCTCGCTGGAGGCGGTGTGAACGCGATCGAGTTGATCGAAGGCATTCATCGTTTGATCTCCTTCGCGATGTGCTGACGGTATTTTAACACAAGAGGTTTTAGGATCGTCTCGAACTCATGGGATTTTCTCAGGTAAAGGAACTTGTGTTCCTGTTTGAGATAGACTCGTTTACGATTCATGGACGCGGGATCCGTGAAGCTCGTGCCGCACGCCACAAGAAACGCTCTCATCTTTCCAAAGGGAACGCTGTCCCAATCAGTGAGCGCGCTTATGGTATTCACCTCGTACTCGCTGAGCGCTCCTGCCGAGAACCACGAGATTTCCGCCGTGGTCAACGGGGGTCCGCTTTTCTTTCGCGCGAGCAATCTCACCAAGATCGGTGGATATTCGCGCGCATAGTTGTAGAAGGAGGAGATCATTGCGGCGCCCTCCTCGATCGCCGGACCTCGCCGGGTTTCGGCTTGCGCCATGCGCCACGCCGCCAGATACGATACTCGCCGTTCTTCAGCAGCTTCCAAGAGGAGCACCAACAACCGTGTGTGCGTTCGCGCAACCAACGCGGATCGGTTGCGCGCTTCCGAAGTCTTGACGGCATGATGTAGGTGCAATTCAGGTGATGCCTCGGCAGCGATTCGTCGAACGGTTCAGATCGGAAGAGCACACGTCTGAAC